CTTATTGGACGCCAAAAGCGAGATATGACGGGGATTTGGGACGAGTATACGGTGTACAGTGGAGAGACTGGCGAGGAGTTGACCAACTCTCAAATCTAATTGAGGGCATCAAGAATGACCCTAACGGTCGTAGACATATCATCACTGCATGGAATGTAGATGAACTAGATAAGATGGCGTTGCCTCCCTGCCACGTTCTCGCACAGTTTTATGTTAGTAACGGTAAACTAAGCTGCCATATGTATCAGCGTAGCGTTGACGTATTCCTTGGCTTACCCTTCAACATCGCCAGCTATGCATTGCTTACTCATATGATTGCGCAGGTATGTGACCTAAAAGTAGGCGAACTTATCATTTCTACTGGTGACACTCATATCTACAGTAACCATATTGAACAAGTTAAAGAGCAGCTTTCACGAGAAGAATACCCATTACCTCTCCTTTTTCTTGATCCTAAGATAAAAAACATTGACAAATTTATAATGGATGATATACTGTTATTTGACTATCAGAGTCATGGAACTATTAAGGCTGATATGGCAGTATGAAAACAATTGTTGCTCATCGCTTCACCGTCGGAGACGTTGAAGACCCTGATATCTATGCTGCCGAACCTCTTTGGGAATGGCAGAATAGTGAAGCAGGTAAGTGGGCAATGGAAAATTGTACTGAAACTCCTAGTTGGCATCGTGATATAGATGCAGCTAGATTTGGCTATAGTTACCAAATAAGAATTACCTTAACCCCTAAGCAACTCGTATATTGGAAGTTGAAATATGACTAATAAAGAACAACGGCGCTTGCAACTTATTAACGACATGTGCCTGACTTTTAGGCATGATTACGGAATCACGCTTAGCGAAGATGATAGAATGTATACGCTTAACTCAGGAATGACCGAACTGGAACGAAAAGGATTTTTCAATACCATGTCGCAGGTTTTTGATCATCATATTGAACCTATTCTACAAGAGCGTGATGGTTTGATTAACGGTGACATGGTCCCTCTCCCTAAGAGTGAACAACAAGCTAAAGCTATGGTTCTACTAGCAGAACATTATTTGAAGAACACATGAGAATGTTAGTAACAGGTGGCCTAGGCTTTATTGGTCACAATGTGGTTTCTAAGTTAGAAGACTTAGGTCATGATGTTCTAATCATTGACAACATGACTGATTACGGTATCATTCCAAAAAATGAAATGGATTACCTACTAGACGAAAGAATCAAGAAGATTCGGTCGGTGTGTACTCCGCTACCCATTGAAAACAAGGATGCCATAGACAACATTTTTAAAAGCTTTAAGCCAAACGTTGTCATTCATTTAGCAAGTTTTCCCCGTCAGAAAGTAGTGAACAGCAACCCGTCATTCGGCGCCCGAGTAATGATAGAGGGCCTGTTGAATCTTTGCGAAGCTTCAAAACGCAACAACGTTGAGAAGTTTGTGTATGTGAGTAGTAGCATGGTCTATGGTGACTTTGCTGATGATGTAACAGAGGATGCTGAGTGTAAGCCTCAAGGTATGTACGGTATTATGAAACTAGCCGGTGAATGGCTAGTGAAAGATTATCATGACAGAGGGGCATTTGATTATACTGTCATACGTCCTAGTGCGGTGTACGGGCCTTGTGATGTAGAAGACCGTGTGGTGTCAAAGTTTCTTTTGGCAGCGTTACGTGACGAAACTATCATGGTAAATGGTTCGGAAGAAACGTTAGACTTTTCGTATGTTGGCGATGTGGCTGATGGCATTGTAGCAGCTACGTTGTCGCACAATACAGCCAACAAGTGCTATAACGTCACGAGAGGAGCTTCTAGGACACTATTAGAAGCAGCAGAGCTAGCAGTTAAAATTGCAGGCAAGGGTACAATTGAAGTTAGGGACAGGGATTCGTCCTTTCCTAGCAGGGGAGCATTGAATATTGATGCTGCTAGACAAGACTTTGATTTTGACCCTAAGGTTGATATAGAAGAAGGATTTCAAAGATACTATGAGTATCTTCGTAGTTCCCCATTTTGGAAGGATAAAATTAAATGAGCGATTTAGAAACTGCCTTAAAAACGCATGATTGGACTTTGGCTGGATATAAATCCAGAGTTAATGTAGACAAGTTGATGAAAGAAAATCCTGAACAATCATCGGCGCTATGGGAACAATATTGTCCGTGGTCTGATACTAACGGCGGATTACTTGAATGGTGGGCAAAAAATGATAATTCCGCATTTCGGCCTAGCAAGACAGTATAATAACCTTCAAGATGAGTTGCTAGACGCAACCCATGATGCCTTAAAGGAAGGGGTGCTGATTAATGGCCCCTACACTGCCGCATTAGAATCATGGCTATGTAATTACACAGGCTGTAAGTTTGCTACAGTCACTCACAGTGGAACTCATGCACTAGAATTTATCGCAGGCTATCATTACGATTTGTCATTTTTAGCAGGGGAAGAAGAACCACCGCGCATTCGCATTCCAAACTTAACTTTTCCCGCCACGTTGAATGCGTTTGTCAGTACAGGATGGGACGTTGAACTAGTTGACACGGACAATAACGGATTGTTTAAGTTTGATGATGACTATGAAGATGGTTTTAACAGTTACACCTGCTTTGTAGGATTGTATGGTGCTAGCCCAAATCGTAGCTTCTATTCTAATACAATCGTAGACGGTGCGCAGCACTGGTTAGCAGTAAACCAACATCAAGTCGGTGATGCTATGGCTATCAGTTTTGATCCTACTAAGAACTTACCGAGTAGCGGCAATGGCGGCGCAATAGTAACAAATGATCAATCACTGTATGATTGGGTAAATGTCATGAAGAACAATGGCAAGTTTGAACATTACTATCCCGGCACTAACAGTAAGATGAGTGAATTAGAATGCGCCCATTTGTTGGTTAGGTCCAAATATATTGATAGATGGCAAAATCGCAGAGAAAAAATACGAAATTACTACTTGGATAGATTTGAGGATTTGCCTTTTAGATGTCTCAGTGAACCTTTTGATAAACATGCCGATCAAAAGTTTGTTATCTACACCCAAACTCGAAATGAGCTACATGAGTATTTACACGGTAACAAAATTGAATCTAGGATTCATTATCCTCAGGCATTAAGTGAGTTACCTATTGCCAAAGATATTATCAAAAAGCCAGACATGATAAGCACCAGCATAGCATTGTCTCGCGGGGTGTTGAGTCTTCCTATCTATCCCGAACTTTCGGATAGTGAAGTAGAGGCGGTTGCAGACACGGTTTGTAAGTTTTTTGATAAATAATACGTTATGAACATTTACTGGATACTCACCCTTCTCCCCGTATGGATCATTCACTCAGTATTAGGACTGGGTGTACTAGGTCTATTGATTGCATTCTTTGTGCAACGCATTCCATTCGTCAAAACATATGGATATATGATTAAGATTGTGTCTTCAATCTTGTTAGTGTTGGGCCTATTCTTGCAAGGTGCATTAGCGTATAAAGAAAGCACTGCACTCGCAGTAGCAGAGCTTGAAGCTAAGTTAGCTAAAGCGGAAGCAAAATCACAGAAAACCAATGTAGAAATTGTTGAGAAGATCGTCACTGATACACAAGTCATTCGCACCAAAGGCAAGACTATTACTGAATATGTTGACCGCGAAGTTATCAAGTACGAAACCAAATGTCCACTTCCTACTGAGGTAATCCGCGCACACAATGCTGCTGCTACGATGGATCCTAGTAAGCTTGAAGGAGACAAGAAGTGAAGAAATTAATGCTTCTCCCGCTTGTTCTACTATCAGGTTGCAGTATTACAGCAGTTCCAGTAACACCTAATTTTCCAGAGGCTCCGGCAACATTACAAGAAAAATGTGCTGATTTAAAAGAAGTTGCTGAAGGTGCTTCACTCACAGAATTCACTAAAATAGTAGTAGAAAACTATATTCTATATCACGAATGCAAAGTCAAAGTTGAAGGCTGGAACGAGTGGTATACTAAGCAAAAAGCTATTTTTGAAGAAGCTACCAAAAAGTAATCTTGAGTCTAGTATGATAAATACTAGATAACAACGGAAGATTACTATGTCCACCCAAGAAATTATTAATATTGGTACACTACCTAACGATGGTGAAGGTGATCCGCTAAGAGTAGCGTTTGGCAAGATCAATAATAACTTCGCTAACCTTTTCCCTACCGCAATCAATACTAGCAGCTCCTACTCAGTTGGAGACGCTCCTGGACAATTGATATTTGAAACTGATGCTAACACATTTACCCTAGGCCAATTTTATGTATATGCGGCTGACCCTACTGGCAACAATAGCCAAAGTATGCAACTAAACGCACAAATCAATCAAGATCTAGATGATGCAAAGTTTAGTGCAGTAGGTACCTCAATATTTGGAAATGCATTGACTACTTACAGTATGCAGGTAGTGGGAGGTAATGTACAATTACTTGCAGACCCAATTCAAGATACGACTATCTTTCACTTCATAGGTTCTCAGATTATTTGGACAGGTGCTAATGTTGCCGGCTTATTGCTGGGAATAGATGGTTATGTAGATTCAGTAATTTCTACTGAAAATGCCTTGAATGTTGAAACTGAACAGTCATTCTAATGAGAGCATATGAGTTCATAACAGAATCGGTTACTGATGGGTTAAGTGTTGCATCCTACGCACTACCGAATACCTATGTCATTCCTGAATTGAAAAATAATGACTTCTATGAATTGTATAGATTCGGCGTAGCAATTGCAGATGTTCGTGGAACAAGCGGCCCCGATGACGGTGTTCAAAATGAGTTCAAACACGATTTTAAAGCGGAAACTGCATGGGGTGAGAATCAGGTAGTATCTTCTGAATTTGATGCTGACATTGGACAACTCATTGACCAGGCATTAGCAAAAGTAGGCAAGCGTGGTAAAAAATCAGTAAGTACGCCAGGCAGCGATGAGATACCAAACACAGGTACACAATCAACCCTTAAGCCGTTCAAAGGATATAAGCGATGAGAGCGCACGAGTTTATTACCGAAGGTAATAAGGGAAAAGTATCTGACCGCCAACAGCAATCCACTGTTGGGTTAAATATTTTTGCAGCAACTCAATACGATAGAACATATGACTTGAATAGAGTTATGATGGCGGTTGCATCAACTGATGGCGAAATTATTCCTGATTTAAACCGCGAAAGCTGGGTAGGCAAAAACAATACTGCTCACCCCTATACTCAAGTAGAACAGGATATGTTAAAGATAGCATATAAAGCAGCCGGAATACCCTTTCAAGATTTGAACAAGGGTGATTTAGATAGCGAAGAACTAGATTCCACCCAAGACCAAAGCCCTATTAAGCCCTTTAAGGGATATAAGAAATGAGAGCTAGCGAATTTCTAAATGAAGGGGACAAAGGTAAGGTCCCTAAGAGACACAATACTGCTCAACCTGGCGCCTATAAATTCAGAGATAATGGGACAGACAGAACCTACCACTTAAATCAAATCATGAAAGCAGTAGCCATGGCAGATGGATCATCTACCAAAGCATTGAAGATGGATGATGAAAGTTTTGCTGGCAAAAATAACCTAGCTTATCCATACACTGATGTAGAACACACTATGATGCAGCAAGCATTCAATACGGTCTCTCCTACACAAGCAAAGCAAATGATTAAGGGTAGAGACAGTAGCGAATTAGATAGTGTCAACAAAACTAGTCCGGTTGCTACTAGACCAAAAGATCACAGAAAAAAATAATTACTAATTAGTTACTGCATAAGTAATTTCATGAACAACTTAATCGACATCAACCAAACCCTCGACTTGATTAAACTCAAGTTCTATAACGAATGGCTTTATACTGCCCACATCTATGATGAAGGCGATAGCGAGTTCCACAGAAAGCTTACTAAGCAAGTAGTAGAAACTTATGTTGATCCTTTAAATCTACCAAAGGATGCACACATTCTTGATCTAGGATCTGGCCCGGGCTATTTCTTAGATGAAATGAAAGACCGCGAATACACCAATACACATGGCGTAACACTAAGCCCCGGCGATATTGCTATCTGTGAAGGCAAGGGACATGCTATTAAGAAGTATGATTTGAGCTTCTTGCCACAGAAGGATGGTTACTATGATGAATCAGTAGACTTCATCTTTTTGCGCCATGCATTAGAGCATAGCCCGTATCCTATCTTCTCGTTGATGGAATACAATCGTGTATTGAAGCAAGGTTCAAAGATTTATATTGAAGTTCCTGCTCCCGATGGGGAAAGAAAACACGAATTCAATTTGAATCATTATAGTATTTTAGGACATAATCAATTAGCTGCATTGTTAATCAGGTGTGGTTTTAATATTGATAGTTTCAATAATCTTGAGTTTGAGTTGAATGTTCCTAATCCAGAAAATCCAAAAGAAGTAGCTAAGGTACAAGAAAAGTACTACTGCATTGTTGCTACTAAAGCAAGACCTTTAGATATCAAGTAAAAAAACACTCCCACTGACAGTGGGAGTATTTTTATAAATATTACTATGGCAAATACACCCACCTTAATCAAAGATCCCTATAAGAAGACGGTCTTCAAGAATCAAAAAGAACTTGATGACTTTATGAAGTGTTGTGATCCGGAAACGGGTTATCTTTATTTTATGGATAACTTCTTTATCATTCAGCACCCTACTAAGGGTAGTATGAACTATCACCCTTGGGAGTTCCAAGAACGATTAATTGATACGTACCATCGCTATCGTTTCTCTATCTCATTGATGCCTAGACAGTCCGGTAAGTCAACGTCAGCCGCAGGGTATTTGCTTTGGTATGCGATGTTTGTCCCCGACTCTACTATTCTAATTGCAGCACACAAGTACACCGGTGCACAAGAAATTATGCAGCGTATACGATATGCGTATGAAAATTGTCCAGATCACATAAAAGCTGGCGTAACCACGTACAACAAGGGTTCGCTAGACTTTGAGAACGGATCACGCATCGTGTCTGCTACTACGACTGAAAACACAGGTCGTGGTATGTCTATTACACTTCTATATCTTGACGAATTTGCGTTCGTTCGTCCCTCAATCGCACAAGAGTTTTGGACTTCTATTACTCCTACTCTATCAACTGGTGGTAAAGCAATCATCACTTCAACTCCAAACAGTGATGAAGACCAATTCGCTCTTATTTGGAAGATGGCTAACAAGACAGAAGACGAATTCGGTAATACTACTGAGTTAGGTGTTAACGGCTTTAGAGCGTTTAGAGCATATTGGACTGAACAGCCCGGGCGTGATCAAAAATGGGCCGATGAAATGAAAGCCCAGCTCGGCGATGACAGATTCAATCGTGAAATCGGTTGTGAATTCATCATTGCAGACGAAACACTAATCAATCCAAACACATTACTCATGCTTGAGGGTATAGAACCTAATGTCAGAATGGGACAAGTACGCTGGTATAAACTACCTGAGAAAGGTAGACTATACGTAGTTGCACTAGACCCTTCATTGGGTACAGGTGGTGACCCCGCCGCTATACAAATCTTTTCT